CTTGAAGAGGCTCAAAAGGTATCGGCTACATCAGTGGAAGTAAAAGAGCTGTCAGACAAGAATGATAAGCTCGGAGAGGATATTACCAAACTCAATGAAGAGATTGAGAAATTGGGAAAATCCATGAAAGAAACTAAGATGCGTGGCAGGACTATGCACGACAGGATGAGAGAGGGATTCAATGAAGAGTTTATTAAGAAGTCTCTCGGTAAAGGGATAGATAATCATGTTGAGCTGGATATTCATCCTATTGAAATGTTAAAAGTAGGTACGGTGAACGAACATACAAACCTCACTTTCTCGACAACCAATGCTAATAGTGTTGTATTGCCGTTCAATGAAGGTGGAGTGAGTAAGGCACCTGATAGGTTCCCTTATCTGGTTGATCTATTTAACACGGCTACCATTAGCTCACCAAGAGTTATGTGGGTAGAGAGGTCAGGACGGACAGACGGGTCAGCTACAAGGGCAGAGGCCGGTGGAATGGGACAGAGTGATTACACATGGATCAGAAGGAGCCTTGATGTGGAGAATATTTCCTCTTATGTCAAGACAACCGATGAGGCACTAACAGACTGGGATCAGACTCTTTCACAGATAAGGATTGAACTGTTTGGTCAGATACAAAGAAAACTGGATGACCAACTTTTGACAGGTGACGGATCAACGCCTAACATCTCAGGCGTGACGGCTTTATGCAGAACGTATGATTTTGCCGGACTTGACGATTATGTAGCTAATCCTAATATATTTGATGCTATTGCAGCAGCGGCAGCACAGGTAAGGTATCATCTGTATTCTCCGACTCATGCGATTGTGCATACTACGGACTTTGCAAAGATGAATCTACAAAAGGATTCTAACAACCAGTATATACTACCTCCTTTCCTTTCGTCTAACGGAATGTTGATTGATGGGGTACAGGTTGTCGCCAACCAGGGTATAACTGCCGGACAGGTCTTAGTAGGAGATTTCACTAAGGGTACTGTTTATTTCCGCAAGGGAATTGATGTAAGACTATGGGATCAAAACGATACCGATCCTATCTATGGTCTTAAGACTATCACTGCTGATATGAGAGCTGTTCTGAAGATCGCACAGCCTGACTATTATGCTTTCGTATATGATGCTATCTCTGACATTACTGATGCAATTGAAAAACCATAAGGATATGAAAAAGATAATATTAATATTCGGATTGTTTGTCTTTGCTTTATTTAGCTATGGACAAAAGGGCGCAAGTAACGCCGTGACAGTAGATACTCTTCAGGGAGCCGAGACGGTTCAGTTTGTGCTTGGGACAACGTGGACTCAGGCAGACCAGACACTTACCGTTCAGGCACTTTGCGCTAACATTAGCGGCACATCAGACGGCACACTTGCTTTGCAGGGTTCTGTTGATGGAACAAGTTACTCATTTATAAACATGATACAGCCTACTATCGGAACTGCATCTCCTCAAGCCTCATTAACAGGTACGGAGTTTAATCAGTTGACGATTACGGATGGATTAGTGGCGAGTTGGGTATTGTATAAGAATCTTTATCGTTATTACCGGATAACCGGCGTTGGCACATCCAGCGACACGACTAAGATTACTATTTTCTATACTTGGAAATAATAAGGTCGGGAGGTTTCGGCCTCCCCTCCTTTTAAATTTATATTATGAAAAAGATTAAAGTTATTACAAAACACGATGGTCACAGACTGGGAAGAGTTCTAAAAGTAACTGATATGACGGCAGATAAAAGGGTCAGAGAAGGGTTTGCTGAATTTGTCGAGAAAGAAGATAAGGCGGTTTTTGAGACTAAGCAGGAAAAGATAATTACAGATACTAAGGCTTTTATAGATAAGACAAAGGCCGATGAGTATGTCGTTAAAGCGCCAGGTCATGATCCTGTCAAAGAAGAAGTGATTGAAGAAGTCGCTGAAGAATCTATTGAACCTGAAAATGAGATACCGGAGGAGGTTGTCGAATCCGTAGAAGAGGCGGAAGAAGAAATCACAGAGGAGGCTGTTGAGGAAATTATTGAAGAACCAGCCGAAGAAGTGATTAAAGAATCTGTTAAAGCAAAGCCCAAAACAGGTAAAAAGAAATAAACAATGCAGGTAAGGATAAAAGCAGACCAGTCATTAACAGAGCCGATAACAGCCGCTAACTTCCGGTCATATTCGGGTCTGGATGATACTACCTATGATACTCTTATAGGCACTATGATAACGGCTGCCCGTAAGTGGTTAGAAGATCACACCGGATGTTCTATTATCTCTAAGAGTTACGAGGTGGAATTTGATAAGTCAGACGGTTATGATAACTGGTATGAGTTGCCTTTTTATCCTGTCACCTCAATTACAACGTGTGAGATAGACGACACTACGGTAACTTATTCCGAGAGAGGGCAGGACACGGTTGAGATTTATCCCGATAGCGTTATAGGCACTGGAACGTCAGATAATATCATAGCTGTTGAGTTTGTCGCTGGTGCTTCAGACGAAAGGGCTGTAATAGCTTTATATAGGATAGTGTCAGACTATTATGATGCTAAAAAAGACAACCCATCGGCAGTGATGAGTTCGGCTATTCCTAAATGGGACACGATGAAATTAGTTAATCAATTAAGTAACAATATAACAATATGAGTGCGAACATACAATATTTAGACCTTATGATGGGCGGGGTGTCGCCTTATCGTATTGATGCGGCAGACGGGGCTATTACAGCCAAGACCTTTGATGCCTTAATAGTAACAACGGCGGCTAAATTTACAACATTAACCGATAGTGCCGATGCTAATATGCTGACAGCTTCTAATATCACAGCCGACACAAACGAAGTAGAGGCGTTTATGATACTCAGGCCAGCACAAGGGCTTACTATCAAGGCGGTAACTATCGAGACAGGAACAGATGGAGTAGCTTGGGGATTGACATTACCCACTCCGAGTGTCTAAGGATATTAGCATAGAGATAGTTAATCTTGAAGAGGTTAAAAAGTCTTTTCGTAAATATGGGAAAGATGCTGGGAAGGCTGTAATAAGAGCTGTTAATAAGGCAGGGCTTAATATTGAGTCAGACGCTAAAAGGAGATTAAAAGGATTATTGGGGTCAGCAAGGCACTGGGTAACAGGTCGATTAGCCTCATCGGTACATACAGAGATGAAAGGGGAAAATACTTTTGTTCCGATAAAAGACAGTAAATCAGGCGATAGTAATTTAGGAGTACAAACAGGAGAGACGGAGGCAGTGGTGGGAACAAATGTAGAATACGCAAGTAAGATAGAATTTGATTACGATAGTTTTATACGATTTGCAGCAGAAAGGAATGAGCCTAAGTTTCAAAAGTTAGTAGAACAGGAATTGAACAAGTTAAATAAATGAGTACAATATCAGCAGATTATTCAGGGGCTTTGAGGACAGGGATAAACACTGTTTTAAGTGGTAATATAACAATTAGTGGCACTACTTATAAATTCTTTAAAGATCCTGAGACGGTAGGGCCGAATAAGACGTATGTTACACTTGGGCCTATCATTGATGCAGAGAACGGAACAAAGGAACATTTTATATATCAGGGGTCTATCACAGTAGAAACGATTGATATGAGTCAGTCAGGGACTCCTAAAAGAACATTATCGGAGACGGTAAATAACAAGGTAAGAGGATTATTAAAGGCAACAAAAGGAGCAGTATTCACGGTGGCCGGATTTACTTTAATATATTTCAGACATGGGGGATGCACAAGGATGACAGAGACGTTACAAGATGGGAGAAAGAGTTTTAGGATAATAGATATTTATGAGTTCTTAATACGATAAAAATAATTTAATTTTTAATACGATAGATCATGGCAATTAATGTAATCAGAGTAGTAACAGCAACAGGGGTGATGTTCAATAGTGAGAGCGCTATTGTTTTCAATTCTGCTTCAGCTATTAATTTTCAGCTATTACCTTCGCTGGGTGATGGGCGGGAGTTTATACTGAAAAACATCGGGGCGGGCGAAGTTACTCTTCTGCCTGATGGTGACGACACAATAGACGGGGCAACATCGGCTATCCTTGACAAAGGGGGTAGTTTTAATATTATTGACTATGTAGAAGAGACCTGGACAATAACAGGGTCGGGAGCCGGTTCGGTTTTATCGCCTTACTATGCTGTAACAGATCCGGCAGTTAGCGC